AAAGTTCGAGACCAGTTCACCGGTTCACCAGTTACTTTGCCCTCCACTTTTCTAATTCTTGTACTACAAAACTCAAAACCATCTTCACAAGGCTCAAATGTCTTTATCAAATGACCTAGCCGTTCATACGCACGCCGCGCCGTGGCTTCTCCAACCTCAACACTATCATCTCCCATAGCCATGATTTGTTTGGATCCAACTAAGTATCCCAACATAACACGGCAACGCGAGTTTCCAGCGCTGGTGTTGTAACTACCAGAACACCGCTTACCTGGCACTGTCTGTGCAAGTAGACTACCATCAGACAACATGAACAAGGAATTGGCCTCACACCAAACCCTCGCTCGCAATGCCTTATGATACAACGTCCCAACCATGCCCGCGAGTTCCGCGCGAACATCTGCTTCCCAGAGCATTTCCCAAGCTTGCAAACCAAAATCCCAACCGGATATGTCAGCCTCGAACTTACTCGTCCAAGAACTAACACCATCCCAAATCTTCTCTAAACTATCGTCATCTAAACCCATTCCTGGCTTGGAAGGGATCGAATGCCAATTGTCTATCTCAGACTTGTTTTGTTGGGACATTAGAATGCGCTCAATGATTTGATCAATTAAGGAAACACTTGAAATTAACCGCATACGCCCTTGACTGACTTTAAGAGCGTTGTGGGGCTCATTCTTTACAAAAATTCGAACTGGATCAACAGCACCGCTTTGAACAAGCTGCACCGCATTCATCCTTTCCAAACCTTCTGTAAAGGTAAGCACCAACAATCGCTCCCACACCGCTTCTTTAAGGGCTTCTGGATACTTTTCTAATACCGAAGCATTATCAACGCATCCTAAACCCATAAACGGCATACCGGGAGATGAATCCCGATTTACATCATTCAAAACCGACGGGTAAAACAAGTCGAATCCAGACCGTGACAACCCCACCTTATCCTCTACCTGTACGAATACAGGCAAAGGTTTAACATGGGGATACTCAGCCAGTATTCGCTCTGTAACCTTTCGCAAAACCTCCTCATTTGGTTTCTCGCCATCGACAAACCTATTCGCTTGAAAAAGCAAACTACC